AATGCGCAAACATATTATGTGCAAGTGACTAAGCAATAATTATTATCTAGAGCCAAGAGCCGATACATGGAGAAATCCGTGTGCCGGCTCTTTTTTATTCTGCGAGAGAGGAGGCAGCAGGTGTCAGCGAAAAAGAATCCATTAAGTGATAAAGCATACGAACTATATAAGCAAGGTATGAAACTGGTAGACATTGCAGAGCAGTTAGGCTGTTCATCGGCTACTATCCGAACATGGAAAAACAGATATAAGTGGGATTCTGGCGGAAACGCAACGTTTCAAAAACAATGTGAAACGAAATGCAACGTTTCAGAGAGGGAAATATCTTGGGTAAACATAGAACATGAGTATGTGACAGACATTCGGAAAAAGCCCTGCACGCTGGAAGAACTGGCAACCAAACATAATATTGCCATAGGAACGATTGAAAAGTATTCCATGCAGCACGAGTGGAGCGAAAAAAGAAAAAGTTATAAGGAAAGTATCCAACAAAAAGCACTGGAAAAATCCTCCAATGCAGATGCAGAGCGTATTGCCCGGCTACTACAGATTGCAGATATGGCAACAGATAAAGCAGAGCAGGCACTTAATGAGTTGGAGCAATATGTGGTGAGGGACAAGAGGAAAGTCCGAACAGTGGAGTATAAGGACAATATGGCGATCGGCAAGCCCACCAAGGAGGTGGTGGACGAAAAGGAGACCGTCCGAACGGAGAAGGGACCAGTGGACAGGCTAGGACTTTCCCAGGTCACCAATGCCCTAAAGAATATCAAGGAGCTGTATGCTCTGCCGGTTGATATGGAAAGTAAGAAGTACCAGGCAGAACTTGACCGACGGAAAGCAGAAAAAGAGGGTGGGGAAACCACAGAGTACGAATCAGACGGTTTCATGGATGCGCTACAGGTCGATGTAGCAGCAACCTTCAAGGAGGACGATGCAGTTGAAACGTAAGGCACTGTTCAAATTTACGCCATTCAGCCATAAACAGAAAGTTGTCCTGGAGTGGTGGATGCCCGGGAGCCCGTATGCTGATAAGGACGGTATTATCTGTGACGGCTCTATTCGTTCGGGCAAGACCACGGTTATGTCTCTGTCGTTCGTCATGTGGGCGATGGAAACATTTGACGGACAGAACCTTGCACTGTGTGGTAAGACGATCCAGTCACTCCGCCGTAATGTGATCGGACAGCTAAAGCGTATGCTCGTGTCCCGAGGGTATCAGGTTGAGGAGCATCGTTCGGAGAATTATATGGTTGTCCGGAAGGGGGATAAGGAGAATACCTTTTACCTGTTCGGCGGCAAGGATGAAGGCTCACAGGATTTGATCCAGGGTATCACACTGGCCGGAGTATTCTTCGATGAGGTAGCCCTGATGCCGGAGTCGTTTGTCAACCAGGCAACAGGCCGATGCTCCGTGGAAGGGTCAAAGTATTGGTTCAACTGCAACCCGGAAGGTCCCGATCATTACATAAAACTGGAATGGATCGACAAGATCACTGAAAAGAATCTAATCCGGGTACATTTCACGATGCGGGACAACCCGAGCCTTGCACAGGAGATTATCGAACGATATGAGCGTATGTACAAGGGTGTGTTTTATGATCGGTTCATATCAGGGCTGTGGGTGCTGGCATCCGGCATCATCTTCCGATACTTTGCCGATGATGATTCGCCGTATCTGTTTGAGGATGCGGATATCTTTGACGACAAAGGGAAACTGAAAGTTCCGTTCTTCAAGATTGTAATGGGTATCGACTTCGGCGGTAACGGCTCTATGACAACATACAACCTTACCGGCTATCAGAACAGGTATCATGATTTCAAGGCACTGGAAGAGGATGGGTTACCGTTGTCAGAAGATATTGACAGCAAAAAGATCTGCGACAAGTTTGTGGAGTTCTACCGTACATGCATTCAAAAGTATGGCAGGGTGGACTGGGTGTTCCCAGACAGCGCCAGCCCTACCATGATCAACAGTCTGCGGAGTGCTGCCAAGGAAGTGGGGCTTCCATATCAGAACATCAAGGGCTGCCGGAAGAATGAGATATCAGAGCGCCCCAAGACCGTTGATCTGCTGTTTAACAGTGGGCGTCTCAAAATCAATAAGCGCTGTGTGCAGACCAGAAAAGCTATTGGTCCTATGTCAATATTTAGTACAAGTTAAAATGAGAAACTTTTCCCATTTTAACCCGCCAGAAGCTCAGCCTCAGTGTGTGTTCTTTTATACAATCGTTCGAATTCATTTGGTGACATATAGTTACAATGGCTATGAATTCGTTTCGTATTGTAGAAAGCTTCCAGATATTCGAAAATCAAGCAGTATGCCTGCTTGTAATCGTGAATTTTAAAGCGGTTGAGCCATTCACGTTTGATAATCGAATGGAAGGATTCAATGCAGGCATTATCCCACGGAAATGCTTTCTTTGAGTAACTACGCTGCATATTTTCTGTTACTTTTTTATATTCCGTCGCAACGTACTGACTGCCACGATCAGAGTGAATGATCAATGGCTGATCGATATTTCGGCGAGCTTTGGCTTTGTTTATTGTATCAATCACGCAGGATACTTCCAGTGTTTTTGAAAGTGTCCATGCTATGATTTTTCTGGAAAATAAATCCATAATACTGGTCAGATAGACAAATCCGTCTATTGTCCAGATGTAGGTGATATCCGAACACCAGACGGCATTCGGGCGGTCAGGATTAAACTGCTCATCGAGGATATTTTGTAATTCAGTGCTGAAATCAGAATCTTTTGTGGTAATTGTCCATGGCTTGCTCCACTGGGCACGGATTCCCATTTGACGCATGTATGTACCAACAGTTCTTTCCGAAATGACTTCACCGGTTTTCCGCAATTCTACAGTGATTTTCGGAGCACCGTAGTTCTGCTTGGAATCATCATATATATCCTGTATTTTTGCTTTTACAGATTCACGGCGTTTTTCTGTATCAGAAGGCACGCGGTGGAGCCATGCACGATATCCTGAACGTGAGACACCTAAAAATTTCAACATTCCGGAGACGGAAAACCGGCGTCCAGCCTTTTGGGCAGCTTCCGTCTTCTCAGTTACTTCGAGATAAATGGCTTCCGTCATTTTCCCAGAATGTTGATTGCTTTTTTTAACACATCAAGTGCATCTTGGGCATCACGTAATTCACGTCTGAGACGGGCAATTTCCTTCTGCTCATCAGATGCATAATTACCAGAACCACGAACAGGAATATCACCTGATTCCCGGAAGTCTTTCAGCCATTTTGTTAATGTGCTGTATCCGATGCCAAGATTTTCTGCACATCCACGTACTCCGAGATCTTTGTGATCCTGATAGTACTGGACTGCATCAAGTTTAAATTGTTTGTCATGTTGCTTTGCCATATGAGATCCTCCTTCAGCATGCCTCTATTGTATCATGCTTATGTGTATTTGGAATTTCTCATTTTGGCTTGTACTATTTATATTCTAGCACCAAATGAATTATTCCGAATACTAGTTCCACTCAAGATAGCACTTGTAATTCCCTGTAGATTTGATAATGCAGAATCTTCCTCTTCATCTAATTCCTTAGTCTCATCGTCCTCGGATCCTTCATACCTCTTTAATTCCACCTTTGTTACTGTTTCAAATCTCCAATCTAAAAAATTTCTTTTTATAAATTCATCAAAAAATGCAACTCGATTCTCATTTGTCAAAACCTGCAAAGATATATGTCTGGTATGTACTGCCGCATCCTTTCTTGTTGCTTCCTCTAAAAATTTGTTAATTTCTTTCATTTCTGATGTAGATGCTTGTCGAACATCAATTATAGCCTTTTCTTTTGAAACTTTTGTAACAATAATATCAGTATTTTTATATTGAGTGGATATAAACTCATTTCTTCCTGGACGAATTATTGAATATCTCAATTTTACTATCAATTTATCATCATTTACCCGACTTACAGCAGAAAGTCCGTAGCGTGTCATTCCAAAAGAGGCATTCCCAAAAAAGTCTTCCAAGTCATCCATAATATTATCAGAATCCTTGATTTCCATTTCCATCACTGAAGATTTTATATAATTTGCACCATCATCTAAAGAT